CAGGCCGGGTCTTCAAGCGGGTCGTCGCCGGGGTCCAAAGCGCAAACGAAACTGAAGGACTCATCGTCAATCACTTCCCCGACGAAGGTATAGGCCTCGTCAGGCTCGCGCGTTCCGGCTGCCACCCGCACAGCGTGCTGATGCTCTTGCCAGCATACAGACTGCCGATCGGAACCGCTATTCGTCGCCATGATCAGCAACGGTTGCCGGCGCCATTTAAAGCCGCGCTCCAGCATTTCAATCATCGTGCCGTTGCGATGCTCATGCACCTCGTCGCACAAAGCGCAGGACGGTCGCGGGCCAGACTGCCCATCGTCGCTGCTAATCGGGCGAAAAAAGCTGCCCGTCTTTAAGTCCGCCAAATTCCAAACCGGGTTGCCGCCGCTTGGCGTCAGCCTGCCCGATAGCGCGGGCGACTGCTGAAACATCGCAACCGCGTCCCGAAATAGGACCATCGCCTGGTCCTTTTTTGACGCCGCCGCGTAAACCTCGGCCCGGTCCTCGCCGTCGGCCGTCAGGCAATACATGCCGACGCCGGCCATGAGCGGGCTCTTCCCGTTGCCCTTCGCGATCTCGATATAGGCCCGCCGGTAGCGGCGGCTGCCATCCTTCCGGCGCCAGCCGAACAGGCTGCCAACGATGAATTTCTGCGATGCGTGCAGCTTGAACGGGCAGCCCTCAAACTGGCCACCGTTCAGCCTCAGCACCACCTCAAAAAACGCAATGGCGCGGTTTGCCGCGTCCACATCCCAAGTCAGGCCGCGCGCCTTGGCGCCTTTTAGGTCCGCCAAGTGCCGCTTGCAGGCGTTCCGCACATGCGGCCCGGCTACTATGCGGCGGGCAGTGACGTCCTTTGCCCAGGCGGTTGCCGGGTCAAGCGAAGAACCGGGCGGCGGGGTCTTCTTTTTCGGCGTCTTCGCCGCCATTCGATTTCACCTTGCTGCGCGCCGCCGGGGTCTGGCCAAATTCCACCAGCCAAGCCTTCAAGCGGCGGTCTGCATCCATCAGCGCTGAATAGGCCGGGCGCATCCGCTCCATCTCGCCGCCTGCCTTGGTTTCCACCACTTGGAACCGGCCATGATCGGCAATGTCTTGGCGCAGGGCCACAATCTCGGCGTAAGTCTCTGCAACCTGTTCCAGCGCCGCCGCGTCGGCCTCAGTCAGCACGCCGGAGCGATCCAGAATGGCAGCAAAGCGCCCCCAGGCGACACGCGCGTCGGGCGAAAGATGCTCAGGCGGGCTCGGAATGACGCGGGCAGGCTTCGGTTCGGCGGCGTTCAAGGGGCGCTTTCCGGGATTGCCAGCGATCAGCTTGAGATGCGTCGGCTTTGGCCTTCTGCCGGCCATGTCCTATTTACCTTCCATTTCGCGGCGCCGTGCGCGGATGCCCCCATATACGGTGACCGCCCCCAGCCCAGAGATTTTGCCCCCCCCTACCCCTTCGCGCGCCCGAAGCGCGGCTTCTGGCCGGGCTTGGGCGCCTGGGGCGGGATAGGCCAGCCATCCGCATCGCAACCCGCCACGCGGCCCTGAAACAGGCGCGGGCGCATGTTGTGGTGCCGCTGGCATAGGCTGCGCAGGTTGGGCAGCGCATCGGCACCGCCTGCATCGCGCTGTTTGATATGGTCCACCACCACGGCGCGGGCATCACAGCCCTCAATCACGCATTGGAACCCGTCACGCCGTAGCGCAGCGGACCGCAGGGCTTTCCAGGCTGGGGTTTGGTAATACGGATCGGGCATGAAAAAGCCCGGTAGCCTTTTCGGCTCTGGGCGCAATTCTGAGTTATATGTCGCTGCTACAAGCCCTGGGGGGGCGTGTCAAGCAAAATCACATCCCCCAAAACTCAGCCAATCGCTTCAGCCCAGCCCGCACCGCGTCAGGCCGGTCCGGCGTCAGGTTCCAGCATATCGCCAGCCGCACCGCGTCACGCTCACGACCAAGCAACTCATCCGCCGCGCGAAGGTTGGCCAGCAACCAGACCAGCCTATCCGATGGGCCGCTGAAGCTGCCACCGCCGCCGCCGCGTATGGTGGGCTTACCATCGGCCAGCAGCGCAGCCTCTTCCGCCCATAGGCTGTATCGGTCCGCCGCCTCATGTTCCTCGTCGGTGAGCCTGCCCTCGCACCATTCGGCGTGATACCAGACGCGCACCCTCGCACCTTTCACGGTGCGGTTGGGTGTGTCCGGGTCAGGCCTGAACCCCACCTCAATCGTGCCGTTGCGGATGCGTTGCATCGGGCCAAGGTCAGCGTCCGGGCCATTGGGCCGCGCGCGCGCGGGTTTCGGCTTTGGCATGGCAAGGGCTCCATTCATGGGGTGTTCGCCTTCAAGCGTTCCAGCAATTTCTCGGACCCTCTCAGGCAGTCCTTCCAGCCGTCGCTGAGGCCGTTCAGGTATTCTTGGTTGCGGTTGTCTAGGTTCGGGTGCTGCAAGCCGCTCAGCGCGCCCGCAGAGCCTTTGCGGCATACTTCCGCCATCGCCTCATAGGCGTGCAGCCGTCCGATCTGCGTTGGGGTCAGGTCCATCAGCGCCACCGCTTGCCGGAATGGGCCGGGCCATCGCGCCATAGCTTCGGCCCGCTCGACAGGTAGCGCTCGGGCAGGGGCGGCACTTCGTCTTGCCTGCCGGCGGCGTCATAGGCTCGGCACTCGGCTAGCCAGGCGTCGAAGATTGCCGCTCGTGATAGCCGCTTTTTATTCGTCTCATTTCTGAGACATTCCCCGATATCGCCCCGAGGGAAGGGAAACGTATCAGGGGCGCTGCCCCGATAATCCCCGATCTCATCGGGGATATCGTGGGCGCCCCGATGATACTTTTCCCTATAGTGCATCGAGGCGTCGTTTGCCCCGATTTGCCCCGATACTTGCCCCGATGCGTAGCTGAATAAATCCATGTCAGCCGCCCTCTTGCGCGTGTCTCATTTCTGAGACTTTGCCGCGATTTACGGTGTAGCCGTTCCGCTCCATGCGCTTTTCATTGACGAAGGTTTCTTGCTGGAGGACGCCGTTCGCTTCCCATGCTTTGAGCAAAACCCCGGCCTGCTTTTCATTCAGGTTGCTATGCTTCATCAGGACGTGGCCGGCCCAAAACGCGCCTTTCTTGTCCACCATCCAAAGCGCGCCTTCTCGGCCTGGCCCGGCCTCAATCTCGGCCATGATTTTGGTGATCTGGTCCCATTGCAGGCCGGCCCACGGGCTAGGCGCTTTCCAGGGCATACAGGCGGCAATCTGCTCGCCGTTCTCAATCTCATAGGCAGCTAGGCGCCACCATTCGGCCTCTTGCGTTGGGGCGTAGTTGGACTTGGCACCGTCAATGCGGAAATGCCGCCGCCGTTCCTCCGGGGCAACGCCCAGCTTGTCAGCCTCTTCCTCTGTCATGGTGCTGAGCGTCAGCATTACCCGGACGGCGCCCGATATGGCCGAAGCGCCGCGCACCCGGTCCATATCACCCGGCGCGCTGTTGCCCTTGCGGTCGTGGTGCAGGATGACAACCGCAATATTCAGGCGCTTGGCCAGGCTTCGGAATGCTGCCACCACCGCCCGCATAGCCGTGTTGTCGTTCTCTTCGGCGTTGTGCAGTTCGGCCAAGGGGTCACAAAACAGGACATCGGCGGCGGTGCTTATGCAAAGGTCTTCAAGCTGACCCATTGCGGCGGTCGGGGTGATCCGGCCGGTTGTTTGGTCGCGCTCAAACAGGGTGCCGACATCTTCCGGGCCACACCTGATAATGTTCCGCATCACTTCTGGATCGTGCCCGGACGCCTTCAGGGCTGCGCTGTAACGGCGCTGCTGTTCGTCCCGGTCGTCTTCGGTGTTGTAGTTCACCACGTTCAATGGTGCGCTCGGCACGAATTGGCCGATTGCTTGGCCGGTCGTTGCGTTGATTGTCCAGCGCACCACCAGCGAGGACTTGCCGCCCGCGCCTTGGCCAGACAGCACGGTGACGCTGCCCCGCATGAGGTAGCCGGGCACGGCCCATGGGCGGTGCGGGATTAAGGCGCCGTTGAAGGTTTCACGGTCCACCCATAGCGGGCTTTTCCCTTGGCCCGCCGCCACTCGTTCCGGCTCCAGGCCGATGTCCGGCTCCGGTTCGGCGCTCCAATGGTCCGGCGCCTGTAGCAGCGGCGGCGGCTCGGGGCGCGGTTCGTATTCTTCCACAATGCGGCGCATCAGCCGGGGCGCCTCGCGCGGCTTGGCCATGCCGGCGCGGAACGCGGTGGCAAGCGTCTTCTCCGCCGCCCGGAAATCCTCGCAGCGGTGCCGGATGCCGGCCAGGGCGGATGACAGCGCGGCGAAGGCCGGGCCTTCCGCCAGCTCACCGGCCGCGACTAGGCCGCCGATGCTAAACGCCGCGCGGTTGAGCGCGTCATGCTTGCCGCCGTCCGCCGCACTCAGGATGGCTTGGCACTCGTTGTCTAAGGCGGTCAGGCCGTAGCGCGTGCCGTCGCCGCTGGTGCGGGGCGCGGGCGCCGGGCGCGGGGCTGGTGCTGGTGCGGCGGCGGGCGGGTCTATCAGGTCCAGCAGCCATGCCGGGGCGGGCATAGGCGCGGCGGCGTCGGCTATCTCGTAGTCTGGGGATGGGGGCGCGATAATATACCCGCCGTTGCCTCTGACATCGACGCCGGGTGCCACGCGTGAAGCGCTGTTGCGGATGGTGCGGCCTTCCGGCCATTGGAAAAGAAGATGCTGCCCGCCGGATCGTGTCTTGTGCGTCCGGGTCCGGGGCAGCCGGTGCTGGTTTGCCGCCAGCCATTCCAGGCCTTGCCCGCCATTCTTCACGTCCAAGTCAACAACAAAAAAACCGGCGCCTTGCCCAGTCGGCACGCCAATCATCGCCGCGCCTGGGGTGCTGAATTGCAGGCGGATTTCCGCC